CATCCCGCCGCCCCGGTCGATTTGCTGGTGATCCAGTCGATCCTGTCCGAGTTCGGCATCCACAAGGCATGGGAGCATATGCTTGACCAGGCCGAATGGCTGGCCGAGCAAAAGTACGTCAAGATGCAGACCAAGGAGATGCTGGGCATCTCGGCCACGCTGCTGGAGATCACCGAGCGCGGCATGAGCCTCTTCGACGGGTTGCTGTCGGATAACAACATCATTATCGACTGATGGCCCGCACCCGCGTCGTCCACCCCCCCGACCGCCGAGAGCTGGCATTCCGCGTTTGGCGCGAATGCGGCCAGTCGGCGACGGTCACCTTGCGCAAGCTGGCACAGGAATACGACTGGCCGAACCTGACGCGGGGGGCGCTGTACGACTGGATTAGCCAGCATGACTGGAACGGGCGGGCGGCGCGGTTGCAGGCCGAGGAAGAACGGGCCGAGGTCGCCAAGCTGATGGGCCGGGAGAAGATCCTGGCCGACCTGACCACGCGCAAAGGCAGCTACGAGCGCTACCTGGAACAGATAGAAGCCAAGGGCGGCGTGGACAATGCCGCGACCACGGCCTATGCCAACCTCTGCAAGACCATCATGCAGTTGCAGGACAAGATTGAAGGCGGGGCCGGCCTGTCCAAGCTGGACTTGGCGAAGGACATGCTGCGCCAGCAGTTCGCCTTCGTGCGCGAATCCTACCCGGACCATGCGGCGGCGTTCCTGGAAGTGATGGAGCCGTTCTCGGATAGGCTGGTGGATTTGTATGGCGGCTAAAAAGCCCAACGGGCAAGCCTTCCGCAAGGACATCGCCGAATTTAGGAAATCCCAACAACTGCTGATCGAGGCGGAGGTCGAGGGGTTTGCGGTGTCCGAAGAGGCCCAGGCAGAGCGCATGTCGAAGGCCGGCCAGCAGACCCGCGAAGGCTTTGAGTTCTTTGCCCGGACCTACTTCCCGCATTACGTCAAGCTGCCCAACAGCAAGCTGCACGACTTTCTGTACGAGCGCCTGCCCGCCATCCTGCGCAACCCCAAGGGCCAGTCCGACGCGATAGCCGCGCCACGCGGCGAAGCCAAATCGACCATCGTCAGCCAGATCTTCGTGGTCTGGTGCACGGTCAACGGCTGGAAGCACTATCCCTGCATCATCATGGACGCCTTTGACCAGGCCAGCGTGATGCTGGAAGCCATTAAAGCCGAACTGGAGTTCAACCAGCGCCTGATGATGGACTTCCCCAAGGCGGCGGGCGTGGGTAGGGTGTGGCAAACGGCGGTAATCGTCACGCGCAACAACGTCAAGATCGAGGCGTTCGGCAGCGGCAAGAAGATTCGCGGGCGGCGGCATGGCCCGCACCGTCCCGACCTGGTCGTGCTGGACGACATCGAGAACGACGAGAACGTCGGCAACCCGGTGCAGCGCGACAAGCTGGAAAGCTGGCTGGACAAGGGCGTGATGAAGCTGGGCGGCGCGGCGGACAAGTTCGACGTGATCTTCATCGGCACCGTCCTGCACTACGACTCGGTGCTGTCGCGCAAACTGAAAAACCCGTTCTGGCGCAGGCGCTCCTTCAAGGCCATCCTGCGCTGGCCGGACAACATGAGCCTGTGGGATGAATGGGAGGAAATCGTGCGCAACGATGACCTCCCCTTGATCCGGGAGGCCGAAGACGCGGGCGAGGAAATCGCCGACGCGAATCTGCCGTCGCACCTTTTCTATGTGCGGCACAAAGAGGAAATGGACGCGGGCGCGGAAGTGTCCTGGCCGGAAGGCCGTCCGCTGTTCAAGCTCATGTGGCTGCGGGCGCGGGACGGGCATTCGTCGTTTGACTCGGAGTACCAAAACGATCCGCTGTCCGCCGAGGACGCGCCGTTCGCAGGCTGTATCCACACCTGGGTAAACCGGCTGGCGGATTGGGTCATGTACGGCGCTTGCGATCCCTCCATGGGCAAGACCAGCGCCCGGAGCGACCCGTCCGCCATTTTGGTGGGTGGCTACAACCGCGCCACTGGGGTGCTGGATGTGATCGAGGCGCAGATCAAGAAGCGCAAGCCGGATCTCATCATCAGCGACATCATTGCATTGCAGAGGGAGTACCGCTGCATGGCGTGGGCGGTGGAAATCGTCCAGTTTCAAGAATTCTTGAAAGACGAGCTGGTAAAGCGTTCGGCCCAGCTTGGCGTTCCCGTGCCGGCCAAGGGCATCAGAAGCTCGGGCGACAAGGATTTGCGCATTGAGGCCTTGCAGCCGCATTGCGCCAACGGCCTGATCCGCTTCCATCCGCGCCTGGTCACGCTGATCGAAATGCTGACGCATTGGCCCAAGGCGGACCATGACGATGGGCCGGATTGCCTGGAAATGCTCTGGGCATTGGCGATCAAGGGCAACCAGAAAACCTACAAAACACTCCGCATACGCGGCTTGTAACCCTGGAGACTGAAATGCTGAGTTCTAACGAGTGTCTGAAAAAATACGGCCAGCCGGAGGCAGAGAAGGCTATGGTGTTGTGGGATGTTCCAGCCGAACTGGAAATTGGCGTGATCCCGAAAAGGATTTATTGCAACCGCGATTTAGTAGCGCCGTTGGAACAGGCGTTCCGCAACCTTATCAAGCGCCGCTTCATTGGCGAACTCAAGACATGGGACGGGTGCTTCAACATCCGCCGCAAGCGCGGCGCAGCGACGGCGTCATTGCATTCCTGGGGCGTCGCCATCGACATCAACGCTGCTTGGAACCGTTTTGGCGAGAAGCCTAGCCTGTCGCTTGGCTTGGTGAAGTGCTTCACCGACGCGGGCTTCGACTGGGGCGGAATTTGGCAGAAGCCGGACGGCATGGCATTTCCAGCTTTCCGCGTTGCCGAAATAAGCCGAATAGCCAGGGGATAATCCGATGGCCTTGACGCAATACGTCGACCGCTACAGCGACACCTTTCTGCTCGACAGCTATACGGGCCGGGGGGGCTATCTGACGGGCCAGTATTTGATCCCGCATGAGCGCGAAACGCAGGACGATTTGAACCGGCGGGCGGCGTACAGCGTTTATCCCAACTATGTGGCCGATGTGGTCGGCACCTATTCGGGCTACCTGTGGAAGCGGCAGCCGGCCCGCGAATCCGGCGACGGGTACGCCGCGTTTTGCAACAATGCGGATGGCCAGGGGCATTCCCTGGACTATGTCCTGCAAAACAACCAGCTGCTGTCGATGGTGTTGGGCAGCGTATGGCTGATCGTCGACCGCGCCCCAATTGTCCCGCAAACAAAGGCGCAGCAGCCAAAGCCGTATGTCGTCATGCGGTTGCCGAGTCAGGTTGCCCATTACAAGCTGGACGGCAACGGGGTGCTGGAGGCGATCACTTTTCGGGAAATTTCCGAAGGCATCGAAACGACTCCGGCATTCGGACTGGCGATGCTGCAATCCTTGGCCTCGCTGGTCGGTCTGGGGAAAACCCAATACCGCACCTTCACGCGGACGGGTTGGAAAATCAGCCTGGATGCGGGCGGCCTGCTGGTCGTCGCCCAGGGCGAGCACGGGCTGGGCCGGGTGCCGGTCGTGCGGCTCAACTCTACGGTGCCGTTGCTGCCCGCGCAGATCCGCGCAGACCCATGGGCCTTTGGCATTTCGCAGCTCAACTGGAGCCTGTACAACCAGGAAAGCGAAAAGCGCACCCTTTTCCGCAAACAAACATTTTCGATTTTGACCATTCCGGTCGAGGATGCCGATGAAGCCGAAAAGTTGCGGGATTTGACTATCGGCACCGACAATGCCCTGACCTACAGTCCTGCGCGCGGCGCGAAGCCGGAGTATGTCGCGCCGCCGGACGGGCCGATCCAGCAATACCGCGAGGACAACAACGAAACCATCGTCAAGATCTATAAGGCGGCGAACCTGGAATTCGTCGCCGGCGTCGCGTCGAGCGGGACCGCGCTTTCATTCCAGTTCCAAAAGGCAAACTCCACCATGGGCGTGATGGCCGGCCAGGCCGAAGGCGCGGAACGCGAGATAGCTCAAATTGTCTCCGCATGGGAGGGGGAGCAGCCCGGCAACATTTCCTATCCCCGCGATTTCAACTTGACCGACTTGGCTGCGGATTTGAAAGTGGCCATGGAAGCGAAAACCATGGGCATCTCGCCCACCTTTGACAAGGAGTTGAAAAAGCGGACGGCCAGGCAAGTGTTGGGGCATGGCGTCCCGGCCAAGACCATGGGCATTATCGACGGCGAGATTGACGCCGGCCAAGATCCCTATGGCGACAGGATTGCCCAACAGGCGGGGGCGGGTGCATGACGGCCAGCACGGAGAAAAAGCAGTTCGTGCGCGATTGGATTTTGCGCACTGCACCTATCACGCCGTCCGACATCAAGATGCGGATAGCCCAGGCCGAAAGTATTTGGCAAACCATGGGTGAGCTAGGATATGGCGATGAATCGGCCGCAATGCCATTGGTACCCCAACCCCAGGCCGAGGCTGAAACTCGGGATTTTGAGAAAGCGCCTGATCCATTGCCCGGGGCTGCGCCTGCCGTGCAAAACTATAAGCCTGCGCCATCGCAGAAAGAGCTTTTGCAGGATGAGGCGCATTGGCGCGGGCTTGTCACCCGACATCCGCATAATCAGCAAATCCGGGACATCTGCAACGCGGTGAGGGAAAAGCTGGGGATGTCACCGCTTTTGCCGCCTCAAGCCGTCGAATCTTCTGGGCAAGAAGACCAGGCTGGCAAGTGAGGGATTACGAGCAGCTTCACCGCGATTTAGCCCAGGCCATCCTCGCCGAGGATGGACGCCTGGACGGCGATTTCTTTGCCTTTGTCTCCCGCTTCCTAAAATCCCTCCCGCCTCAGTCCGCCACGATCCCACCCGACGCGCAGTCCGAATTGACGCAGTGGCTCAACTCCATCACTGAATCCATCCGCCGGCCCATCGCATCGGCCATTGCTATCGGGGCAGCGGCGGGAACAATGACCGACCCGGCCATGGCCGAGCTGGCAGCGGAGGTTTATCGCCGCCGCTGGCCCAACGGCATCAACCTGTCCCAGCGGCTGTGGAATTTCCGGGGCGATGTCAAAGGCGGCATTGAGGAGGCGCTGCGCGAAGGTGTGCGCCAGATGCGCGGTGTCAACGGGGTTCTGTACGACATGCAGCGGGCCGTCGAGCAGGCCGGCGGCGGGGAACTGTTCAAGATCGTCCAAAACTACCGGGAGGACTGGGTCACGGAATTGTCCCAGTCGGCTCTGACCTTGATCCACGATTCGACGGCGCGGTCGCAATGGGTGCGGACGGTGGGCGACATCCGCCAGCACGTCAACCAACTCGCCGACACCGGGACGCGCAGCGCCGCCGAGCGGGTGTTGTCGCAGATTGCCAAGGCGGTGAAAACCGGCAATGCCGATCTAG